CACGATGACAACTAGCACACTCAATGACACTATAAGTCTTACTGAGCATTACTCTTAGGTTACTTAAAGTTAACATAATGTATCTAATAGTTTTACTATAAGTTAGTGCTGCCTCGTCCATCTTTTATCTTTCAATTTAAGTTATCTTTAAGTCATCTTTAAGTTATCTATAGAGGGAAGACCTCTTTCTCTTCCCCTCCCCCTATAGTGCAACCTAAAAGATTATTCTTAAAATGAACTGGCACAGGTTCCTCTATAGTTTACCATTTATTATGTATCTTAGTATCTTGTGTTCCTGTGAGTACTGCGAACCCTAGACCTGCCATGTCTTTCATTCGACTTACTTCATCCATCAGAACTTCTTCTCTTCTGCTTTGTATTTTGTGTTCTGCATCTTGTGCCATTGCATCTACCCAGTATTGGACTGCCATAGCTAGAGCATCTAGTCTGTCATCATTTGTCAGTGCGCCTCTATCGTTTGTGATACGGGTCATCTGATACATAAGCTGATACCTGAGTGCCTGTTCTGGTGGTAGGTTCTGACAGCTATCATAGTCCTGCTGTATAACCTTTTTGTCCACTACTAGCCTGTGTTGGTTCATCACAGGTTCTAGTACATCGATGATGCGCTTTTCTTTTTGTGTGTTGTGTCTGACTTCACTCATAGTCACTGGGTGTATCTTACCTAAGACAGGCAGCATAAGCTGATTGAACATCCCATCACCAAAGTTGCTCTCAACGATTATCTCATTGACCTCTTCTTCCTTGGCGATGACTGCTAGTTTCTGCAGTGCCTCTTCAGTATATCCACCAGCTACACCACCACACCTGCGTACATACAGATACCCATTGAGCATCTTGACCACTGCATATCCTGTCTCATCCTTACCGCGACCTGACGGGTCAATAGACATTACAGAACCTGAATACTCTACAAAGCTGTCAGGTAGGAACATTGGTTTGTGGTAGTGGTCACCATTAAATGCCACGTTGGGTAGTTCCTGTATTATGTGTTGGTCATCAGATGCCCATAAGACCTTCTCTGGGCCTTCGTGGATGGGTATGTCCATTACCACTAGGTCACCTACCTTAAGAGGGTATCTCTCGGCATCAGAGAGCCTCGTATCGAGCATAAACTGCAGTGAGAAACCTGACCTACCATAGGATGCTTCTCGTTCCATTAGGTCAAAGTCAGAGAACCTGTCAGGGTCTGTAGATATTCCTAATAAATCCTTGTCGTTTTCCAGCCTACTTACAATCAGTGGGGCAATCTTATCGCCATATCCGATCATCTGGTCCTCTGATGGATACCTAGCAGGCCAGATGCGTAACTCATAGCCACGATCTGGTAGTTTGTTGTATAGGCTTTCTTGATTTTGTGGTGTTCCAAGATAGATGATACGTCCATCTGGTTTCAGGATAGCATCAAACTCTTTCACAGCCTCTGACAGCTTGTCCCTCATGCCTTGGGTTGCACTATTGTTAGGGACTTCTATGTCATCAGCAATCAATACGTCAGCCCTTGACCCAGCAAGCTGCCCTGTCACACCTACAGATTTCACTGAGGGTGCGTGGGAGGCTGCTGCTGGTCCTACATCAAAGGATATCCTAGATTGTCTCTGGTCCTCTGTAGGTATCAGGTGGGCCAGTACAGGTATCTCTTTGAGTAGGCGTAGGGTGAACGTAGTGAAGTCATCAGATCGTGTTTTAGATGCTGATACCACTAGGATGTTAAGCTGTGGGTTCATGTACAGCAGCCACACCACATAGGCTGAAGTAATCCATGACTTCCCTACGCCCCTAAATGCCTCAATGATACTACGCTTGGGGCCATGCTGCACGTATTTCGCAATGTCATACTGTACATCTGTAGGTTTCGGAAGGTTAAGGTGGTCCCACACAACAAACAGGAACTTCCTGAAGTCTGTCAGTGGGTCTTTCTCTATAGGTACGCCAAGAGAGGTTGTTTTGTTAAACATCTAGTGGCGCATCTCATTCATATCTGTGTCATCATCATTGAAGTCTGGCAGTGTCTTTACGAGGTCTGCCAGTGGCGAGTTTTCTACAGCCATGCCTTCTATATGGTTGTCTTTAAGAAACTGTCGGGCAACATTAAGGTCGCCAGCTTTGACATCGGGGTCTTTCATCCTGTCAATCAAAGTTTCTGCCAGCATCTTGTGCAGACTTTCCATTGCATCTTTTGTTGCGGTACTCATTTAGCTATGCCTTTCATTTTCTCGAAGCTGCGAAGTCCAGCCATGCCAAGCATTGCGAATACCAGTTCGAATAGTTTGTCTGTGGGAAACACTGGGAGAAGGCTTGTAGGGTGTCCTAGAAGCACAGCTATCCATTGGGCTAGGGGGTTACCCATGAAGGCCCAGAAGACGCCTAGAGCGCACACCCAGCCTATCGCAGGACGCCACCCAGCCACGAACACCGATCTGTGTGCTGCTTCTACTTTATTGGTTTCTGCTTGTGCCAGATTGACTTCATTGGCTGCTTTAATCAGTTCCAGTTCGATGAATTGTTTGGCCTTCTCAGCCGCATCTTTATCTGGAATAACTTTATCGACCACTCCCATCACTTGTGGGAGCAGTGCCGTTATCAGGTTCATCATGTTTGTTAGTTCCTACTATAAGATAATCAGCAGAACAGTAGCCACGATTGCCAACACCAAGATGCCTATCAGAACACTGGAACCTACCACTGCCATATCGCCAACCAGTTCTGCTTTTTCTTCAGCCTCTCTGCGCTTTGCTGCAGCACGGGCCTTCTGTTCAAGTTGAGCATCTCGCTGCAACTTTAAGATGTCTTGCCAAGCATAATATCCGAAACGGCCTATGATTAATGCCTTAACATCGGCTATATGCTCTGCAGCAAGTTGTTGATTTATAACTATTTCTGTTATTGAGTGGCCTTCTTTACGTGCCTTACGCTCTTCTATTTTAAGCTGTTTACTGCCCTCAAAAAGATCGTCTATCTGACCTGCTAGACTAGATATATCTTTAGCAGTACCAACTGTCTTTTTAAGAAATTCAACAGATTTAGTAATCAGGGCGATGCCTGTTAATACCTCTGCCACTACCATAATTAATTACCTGTATTATTTTTTATTTGTGGCTATTGCTTCCACTGCGCCTCTAATTGCTTTTATGTTTTCATCAATACGGGCCAAACTAATTGCTTGGTCTTGCACTGCATCCTCTAAAGAAGAGACACGCAATTGCATCTGTCCGATATCTTTTCGGTTCTCTTGGATGTCTGACATCATCATTGAGACTGTCCAGACTATCGCTGCGCCTTGTACTACGAGACCAAATATGAGTGGTGCGTGAGTAAGTTTTTGATCCATTTAGTACACCTTAGTTTCTTCTAAATTAACATATTCAGGGACACAGTAAGCTGTCCCAAAATGCTTTGAGTTATCTGAGAGACCATACCTTCGCACGGTCTCTCTCGCGTAATAATTACACGTTTCAATATCCTTAAAATACATGGGTGGTTCTATTAGCTTGCCACCCACATAAAGCATGAGTGCAAACACATGCACCATTAGATTGGTGGTGTCGGAAAAACCACGTCAGGAAAACCCTCTGCCGCTGGCAAGTCCCGCAATGCTTGTCGGTAAGTGCGCCAATCGTCGGTAATGCGGTCAGCCAATGCCATGCTGTCAGACGCCGCTAGTAGTGCGTCACGATCTGCGCGTACCTTAACCGAGTTGATTGCCGCCATGTCAGGCTGTGTTTCTTGGAAGTCAGGCCAATCTGCAAGGCTTGCAGCATCGTCAAACACTGCGCCATCGCCTGTCGTTTTGTTGTAAAATATCTTAGACATGATAAACCCTTACGTTGCCATTTCCACCGCTGCCACCGCCAGTTCGACCTGACCCGCCGCCTCCTGCTGGATATGTCCCGCTATCACCAACGCCGCTATGACGAGACCTGCCGCCATTTCCCGAAAGTAAACTAATAGAAGTAGTAGCAGTGTCGAGATAATTGCCCCAAGCGGTGTAAACACCACCACCTGTTCCACCAGCAAAAACAGGGCCAACGGTTGAAGTTACGCTCCATCCTCTTGAACCCCCAACAAGAAATCCGCTGGTATTTGCTGGCTGTGGGCCAGTAGCAAAAGTATATGGAGTTGATATACTCTCCTGAACGTGACTACTTGTAGGTAACTGAGGTGCAACAACATGAATTATTAAATCAGTGTTTGAAAACGAACCATTATTAGGCTTAGAAATTGTAGCCACCCCTAAACTAGAAGCAAATGCAAAAGTGGTTGTTCCACCTTCATTCCCCGCGCCTTGGCCCGACCCTTTAGAAGCACCTCCTGCTCCAATGGTGTAAGTTCCACCGTCAAATACTGAAGCCTTTCCATACAACAAAACTGCGTTGCCTGATTTTGCAGAATAATAATATGGGCCACTGCTACTGCCACTATAACTAAAGGATGCGCCACCGCCACCGCCGTTTAACAAAAAGAACCAGACATAATCATCGTCAGCCAAAGACCCTTTTGACCACGTTCCTGTTGTTGTGTACGTGCTGGTTGGTGAAGCCCAATCCGCAGGGTAACTAACGTCTGCAGTTCCTGAACTAACCGTAGCCCAAGTCGCTGTACCCGCTGATGCGTATTGCAATAGCTGTCCCGCTGCACCCGCCGCTGGAACGTGTTGATTACCTGCGCCTGTTGGGTGAACGTAAGCCGTTGCGCCCGTTGCGATGCCGTCCAGCTTCGTGTTGTCTGCGCTGGTAAATATTGTGCCAGCCGCAATGTCTCTTGCTCTAGTCATTCTACCAACTCCCAAAGACAAGTTTCTTCATTTAGGGCGTAATTACCATCTGGTTTTTGTGGGATAAAAGCATCCCTATCTGCGTCATAAGTCATACCGACCCCTGCATAATTTTTGCGTAACGGTGTGCCGCCGTTTGCATGTACACCGCCGTATGTGTTGTACGAGGTTTGCACCCACTGACCCGCAATGTTGTCTACGTAACTTTCAATAAAGTCTTGTTCCGCAACAATTACTTGTTGGACAATGCCGTTAGTTACTTTTGCATAATGTGCCATGTTTGCCCCCTACTAATTTTGAAACTGATAACGAATAATGACAACGCCAGAGCCGCCACCGTTACCGTTGTTGCGGTTTCCACGTGCGCCAGCACCCCCAGCACCAGTATTTGGAAGCCCCGCCGCATTTATAGATGCGCCACCGCTACCGCCAGCGCCCGAAGTGCTTGAGCCGCCGCCACCGCCACCGCCAGCGTAAAAAGCCCCTACTCCAGAAACTGAAGAAGAAACGCCTGCGCCACCCTGACCGCCTGTGCCTTGAACTGTTGGGGTTAGGCCCACGCCTCCAGCACCGCCACCGCCACCAGCGGCAACAGGATACCTATTTGACCCAGTAATCCCGTTTAAACTACT